TTTTAAAATAGGGAGAACAGGTTTTAACAATGAATTGGTTCTAGTTAATATTAACCAATCACCTTTTTCCATATCTGTAATGACATCTAATAATCTAAATCTTTCAATTATATCTCCTTTTTCTTCCTTAGGTAAATAATCTTTTTGAATCCTATTGATAGCTACTCTAGATATAACATCTAACGCCTTAGTTTGAATATCTATTGGAACCCTTTGACTAAATCTCAAAGGTATTTCATTACCAGGCCAAGATATAAAAGAATCTACATCTGCACCAGCCCAACCAAAAATAGCTTGGTCATCATCACCTGCAATCCATACATCACAGTCATTATTTTTAATTAATTTATTCAACATAGCCCATTGAATTAATGATAAGTCCTGTGCTTCATCTACAAAAATAACTTTTAATTCTGGAGAAGTATTTGTTTTTAAAAAATCTTCCAACATGTCATTAAAATCTATTAAGCCATATATTTTTTTATAGTTAATAATTTCTTTTGCTATTGCATCTAGTTTGTATCTATCTATCCAAGTCAAGTGTTCATTTAAATCAAACTGCTCTAAAGGGTCTATTTGTTTTACCCTAGCTAGATTTATTAAACTTAAATACTCACTGTCTGAAGAAAAAATACCATTCCATTGATTGGTTTCATGTTTAGCATATTTAATCTGTATTCCACATGTCTCACCAATTTTTTTATAGTGTTCTTCCTGCATTACATTTTCTTCTTTTAAACCTAATTGATTAAAAGCTAATGAGTGTAGTGTTTGAAAATAAGGAATATCTTTTTTGGTTAATTCTAAGTTGTCACTTAAAAATCTTTTTTTAGCTTCGTTAGCAGCTTTTCTAGTGAAAGCAAAATAACCTATTTCTTTTAGAGAAACTCCCTCATCTATATATTTTTGAACAGTGTTTAATAATTTTCTAGTCTTACCTGTACCTGGAGGACCTATAACTTTATATCTTGCCATTAGTAATTACTCTCTTTCCTCTCCACTGGTTGATATTCAATCTGCTCCACTTGGAGTTGTGGAATACGACATACTTTTAAAGTTTTCCCATTTACATTTAACGAATGATTAAACTCTACCAAACAATCTTTCTCTAATTGTCTAGCTATTCTTTCTTCTGGAATTTTCCAATTAGTTCCTAGATGCTGGATAAAAGATGTAAATTTAAAGTAATGGTTTCCTTCATCCGTATAACAAGCACCATTTTTAATTTGATCTCTTTGTTTAGCTTGAGGACCATTGATACAATATTGATACAATTCATCTCTTAATCTGTCCGCAACCTGTGTACCTTTAGGTGGGTAAATAGTTTCACAACCATTTCTCCATTCATTTAATTTTGCTCTGTAGTCCTTAGGTTTTAAAGGTTCAAAATAAACTCCTGTCTGTTCCCAGATAAGATTTAAAACTTCTTTTTGAGTGGTCATTAGTTTTGTATTAGCTACTACTACTTCTACCTTATCATCACTAGGCATCACTACTTGAAATCTATATTCTGGTTCTACAAATTTTATTATTTGAAAATCAGTTATGTCTGGAAAAACAGATATTCCATCTGATGAAATACCGAAAGGTCTAGAATAACAAAGACCTCTCATACATTTATCTTTAATAGGTTCTTCGTAACAAGTATGTCCTGCAGTATCTTTTTTCCATGCAGCTATTTTAGAATCTAATTTAGATTTATCCCAAGGATCTTCTAAGTAACTGTAATTAGCTTTAGCTACTTGATCTGGCCATTTGTCTTTGTATTTTTTCTTAGCAAAAACCATGTAGTTATACATAAATCTGTCTCTACCATCATCCAATTTTACCTTAGAACATAGGGCTAAACAAGGTGGACCATCATCAAATTCTGGATCTGCACCTTTTAAAATATTAGAATGAGTTTCTTCTACAAGTTTTTCTAGTTCTTCTTTACCTATTCTAGATTCTTCAGCAACTTTAATAAAATCTTCTAAACTTAATTTAGAATTGTCTTTGTCTAATGCATAACGAGTTGACTCACCATTATTATAGTAAGGTAGGTTTATAAAGTTTCCTGGTTTTGTGTCTCCTTTTTCGTCTTCCTTTAATTCTTTCTGTTTAGGAAAAATTTCTGTGGCGGGTTTTAAACCCAGTGGGAGGAGAAAAGCTTTTAAAGCGTCTATTAAATCAATAGCTTTGATTGGTTCTTTTAAAAAAATATAACAATGTAATCCCCCACTTTTAGATAATATAGGTATCAATGGTAAATTATATTGTTGAAACAGTGCTAAATATTTATCTATTTTAAATTCACCATAGTTAGGTGGATCAACATCTATACATCCAAACTGTGCTGTTTTATTTAAAGTACAAGGTTGTACTCCAATAGAAATTTTACCCTGTAAATGATCTCTGTAATCATTTATAGATAAGGGTCGTCCTGCCCATTCATAATTAGGTTTTATTTTATTTTTGTCTTTGTCTAATGAAGTCCTGGACATATCCGCTATGCCAAAGTCTCCTCTATAGCCAGTAAATAGCTTTATAAATTCGTCTACCATAATGATCCCTAGGTCGGGACAGCTCCACTCTCGCTTTGCTGTCCCTATCTTCTTTAGAAGAATTAGTAATTTGATTCTTCTTGGTGAGTTTCTACCGAAGCAGCCGCAACATTACTTTTTTGTAATGCATTATTAAAATCTTTAGCCATGCTATAGATTTCTGCGTTGTCTACTGGTCTAACTAAGTTAACTGTCATTCCATGCCAGGTGAAATTACCTGTATTCTCTACAGAATTTATTTTATAAACTCTTGAAAATGCAGGGGCTGGTATAGATTTTCCAGTTGAAGAAGTGATCATTTCATTATCCATTAATGAATTCCATCCTCTACTAGTTTTTAACTGAGTAGTTTTCAAAGACATTAAAGCCTTCTCTGGTTTATCACCTAGAATAACAACAAAATGATTCGCTGTCTTAATGATTTCATTACCATTAGCTAACACATCTTTTGTACCACTACCTTTAGTAGTCTGAGCCATAACTGCAGGACCTCTGTCGTTATGTACAGGTCTACCTTCGCTTCTATCAAATGGTGCCCATTCAGGATATGTCATCTTGTAGAAACAAGGTATTACTTCAATACCTTTCTCTCCACTATACAGTTTTTTAGTAACTGTATTGTAAAACATTCCGGCTTCTGCACCTTCAACATATTTTGCGTGTTTCTTTTTAGTTTCATAAGAACCACTTTGTAGTAGTTTTAAAAATGGTAAAGCTAAGTCACCCTTATCTATATTTTCTAAACCCATTCCTGAGTCAGCTTCAAAATTAAGAGTAGTTAACGCACCTTCTTTTTTGACTGTTAAGTCACTTGTTTCTTGTGTCATGTTATTTGTTCCTTGTTATTTTTGTTTTGTTTCCCTTAAACAGGTTAAAATGTTCAGAAGGAAGATCCAAGTTAGACTCAGATCTCTCTCTGTACAGTGCTTTGAGTGTCATAGGTTCAACTTTCATTTTTTGTGAAGGTTGGTACCCATTATTCTCAGCAAGGCTAGCGTAATCATTCGCCTTGTTATCTTCGCCACGACCAAAGGAAACAGTGATCTCGTTTTTAATTAGATCACCCAGGTCATTATCTCGAAGCCATTTGTAAGCGCCTTCCTTATTTGCTACAGGAATACTGGCACCATAAATCTCTTTAACTTCTATGGCAGAACCATCGGTAAGTTTAAGAGTTTTTAATTTCATGTCATTCATTATCTCTGGAATAACTTCCTCGGATATTTTATCAGCTGCTTCTTTCTTTTGCTTTAAATTTTCTTCAATGATTTTAACCTCATCTTCTAAAGCTTGCAACCGAATAACATAGTCAGATAAACTTCTGACGTTTTCGATTTCATTTACTTGTTGAGGAGAATCCTCCTCAAACTTTTTTATTAGGTCTTTATTACTCATCTATTTCTCCTTTCTCGTATAGATCAAAATCAAGAGGATAATACATTTGTTCTTGTCTATCCCATTTTAAACTTTTAGCTCTACCATTATTTACTTTCGCAATAACAGCTCCAACAATAAAAATTATTTGTGGATCTCCAGACAATAATAAATAATCATTGTCATTAAAATCTTTTAATAATCTTTCAAGTTTATATTTAATAGGACCAGAACTCATAACAACCTGGCTATCTTCTCTCAATAGAACTTTTAATTTACCGTATTTCTGAGCACCAATAATATTAAATTTAGGACGCCCTGCTCGGGTTCCTGGTACTTCTTGTAATACGTAAACTATAGGTTCGGGTTTATTTTCTTTCATGCTTGACTTTTTATTTTATTTTTAATATGTTGTCAACCAGAAAGAAGAATTAATTATGGATTATAAATTTAAAACAAAACCCTTTGCACATCAAATGACTGCATTGGAAAAGTCGTGGAATAAGAAAGTATTTGCATACTTATGGAAATGGGAACTGGTAAAACAAAAGTTGCTATAGATAATATAGCTATGCTTTATGATAAAGGTAAAATTAATGGAGCTCTTATTATTGCACCTAAAGGTGTTTATAAAAATTGGTATTCTCAAGAAATACCTACCCATTTACCCGATCACATTGAACATAAATCTGTTCTATGGCAAGCAACTATAAATCAAAAACAACAAAAATTGTTAGATACTTTGTTTGAAACAGGTGAAGACTTACATATATTATGTATGAATGTAGAAGCTTTCTCTACTAAAAAAGGTTTAGATTTTGCAGCTAAATTTTTAAATTGTCACAATACATATATGGCTATTGATGAGTCTACTACTATCAAAAACCCTAATGCTAAACGTACTAAAAACATAGTAGGTATAGGCAAATATGCTAAATACAGACGTATTCTAACAGGTTCTCCTGTCACTAAATCACCTTTAGATTTATACAAACAGTGTGAATTTTTAGATGAATTTTTATTAGATCACTCTTCTTATTATACCTTTAGGACCAGGTATGCTGTAATGCGTAAAGCACATTTCAATGGGAGATCTGTAGAAATAGTAGTAGGTTATAAAAACCTTGGTGAGCTGTCCGAAAAACTAAAAGATTTTTCATACAGAGTTTTAAAAGATGATTGTTTAGATCTACCTCCAAAAACTTTTATGAAACGTATTATAACTCTAACTCCAGAACAAGATAAAGTTTATCAACAAATGAAAAAAATGGCTCTTGCTTTAATGAATGGCAAAATGATTACTACGGCCAATGCGTTAACTCAATTGATGAGACTACATCAAATAACTTGTGGTCATTTCAAAGCTGATGATGGATCTTTTCAAGAAATAAAAAACAACAGATTATCTGAATTAATGGAAGTGTTAGAAGAAGTGCATGGTAAAGCTGTAATATGGGCACATTACCAATACGACATAGAAACAATAGTAAAAAATATTAAAAAAAGATATGGTGATGATTCTGTTGTAACTTATTACGGTAAAACCCCTAATGATGAAAGACAAGATAATATAGAAACTTTCCAAGACCCGGAATCTCCAGTTAGATTTCTTGTGGGTACACCTCAAACAGGGGGATATGGTATCACATTAACTGCAGCTTCAACTATGGTTTATTATTCCAATGGTTACGATCTTGAAAAAAGAACTCAAAGTGAGGCTAGAATAGATCGTATAGGTCAGACAAAACCTATGACATATGTTGATATTATTGCTGAAGGTACTGTTGATGAAAGAATAGTAAAAGCTTTGGTTAAGAAAATTAATATAGCGTCTGAAGTAATGGGTGAAGAACTTAAAGATTGGTTATAGGATATTGTAGGACATACACGATGGCGTGGTGTAATTTTATTTTACGACTTTTCCGTCTTTCCACTTCATATCCGGTAAATTTTCGGTGTACTTTTTACCATCAAAAGTAAGAACTTGTTTTCTGTTAGACCCTTTCTCATCGTAAGATACGTGTATCCATCCGGCTTGGTCATCTTCGGGTTTAAAATATTCGAGAATGCATTGATCGAAGTCAACATTATTAATCAACCAGTAAGCTACTTGAATGTTGGGCACAGAATGAATTTCAAAATCAGCGGCGCACCCGAGTGCATGCTGAGATGTTTTTTTGCTTCCTATAGCTTCGCACAGCGCTTCTGAACGGTATCCCGAGCTGACGCTTAGGGGTTTGTCGAAGTGTGCTCTAACGGGCTCTAAGACCTCGTAACATAGGTTTCCTAGGTTTTTAATCTCCCCAGGTCCTGGAATGTTGTCAATTCCCTTACGGGCAGCCACCATTGAACGAGTCATCTCTTCAAGAGTAAAATGTTTACTAATTTGCATAATAAATTTTTATTTTGTGATTAACATGTAGATCATACCGGCCATGCCAGTAATCAAAGCACCAACAGATGTTAGTAAAATAGTTTCTATTCTATCAATTTGTTTTTCTATTGCGTGAATTTTTTGATGAGTTTGTTTCTGCATAATACGACACAGCTTTTCATGTGATTCAATTTTTTGTAATGCGTTATATTTGTTTGCCATTATACTGTTGTTTTCCTTTGTCCTAACTTAATAGCTTTTTCAGTTTGAGATAATAATGCATCCTCAATTCGTGTCAAGTTAGTTTGTGGGTTAACATTGTTGTTG